TCTTTCCAGGTCCTTGAACCTGATTCCATTGCGAAGACGCGTAAAGTACAGTGTTGTTATTAGCAATTACTGCAGGAGCTGAGGAACCAATTGTTTGTGATGCTAGTTCAAAATTATTAAAACAAGCTTCAATTGTATAAGGTATACCAATACCAGCGGCTTGATCCACATCATTAACTAGTGGATCTAAAACCAAGGCATAAAGCATTCCAAATAGAGATAGATCATCTCCAATTGAATACCATTGTTTTGGATAGTAGAACGGAATATCCATCTCAACTACGGTAGTCGTTGAGGCATCAATACAAACATTTGGGCATTGATAAAGAGCAGCAGAGGAGTGTTGATACTGACGAGACACCTTACCAGGTCGGTAGGCTAACATCATCATTCCTTTGCAAAAAGCGGTTGAATTCAACGTGAGTCGTAACTTAATTGAATCCCAACGAGCTAAGGCATAACCTTGAAGGTTACAAAGGTTAAATATCTTAACCATTAATTTACTGAGAGGGGACATAGAGACCCAAGGCATTCCTGCCAAGGAGTCCCACTCTCCATCATCAATGACATAGATACGTTCAGCCAAAGCTTTAGGGGTATCATTTGGGTAGGGATTTTCATCACGTAGACGGGGTTGGACAAATGAACTGTCCATGGAATCCTGTATATTCTCGTCAGCAAGAATAATAAGGTTTGAAGGATCTCTAGAAGAATCGTTCTTGTAAGCAGATTCAAGAGAGTCGGGTTTTTCGGTATTTGACGGGTCGGTAACTCAAGACACAACCATGCGCCCGAGTTAAGGTGCATGGTGATATAAGGCCTCGAGAGCTCAACGGCGGTGTATAGGGGGCTTACATTGTATGAACAACATATACACAAACCGGGTAGAATACTACCATTACTGAGTAAGAACATTCAGATAACTAGCAAGTGCTTCAGTCCATTCCATCCAATGATCATGGGGAATAGAAGAAGCAGCAAACGCATCATCGAGAATCTTCTTGAGGAGGTCATACTCAGTTTGACCATAAGGGACCATTTCACGTAGCATACTAGTAGCAATCTGGTGGTAAATCTCATTGTTGGCATTTTGTTTTTCAACATAATTCAACATATCATAGATTAACCACTTAGGAAGTGCACACATCGGGGTACCAGAGTTACAAATGACAGTTCGGCGTAGGAACGTTGCATCATCTATAGTAGAAAACTCCGGAATGATTGTGGCATTCTTGATAGCATAAGTAGCTTCGAGTCCGGCAGCAGCATATCCTGCGATGAGATCAGTGTAGGTAATATTCCATTCAGAGGGAAGGGAAATCCAACTATCATCACCGTAGAACATGGCATACCATTCTCTACGTATTCGTCTAGGGGAAGCGACGATTTGATCCGGGTTTTGTTTCTTTTTCTGGAGAGTGACCCACCAGATAGAAACAACAGTAGAAAGATCGAGATAGCCTGAATTAAATTCAGCAGTCACAGCATTACCAGATGTGTTACCTTGCTCCATAAGGAAGAGAATGTCATAAATGACTCTCTTGGAGTTATAACATAAAGTTACAAGGCGACGTCTGGCTTCAGCCATAACTGGGCCATCATTGTACCAAGCATTGATCGCATCACACACTAAGAGAGCCTTAGCAAGCAATTGATGCCAATCAAAGCCTTTGAGGTCAGTACAAAAAATTCTACGACCAGGGAGGTTGGCAATTGAAAATAATCTTTGAGCGAATCTATGATTACAATCAGAACCAACAGCGCAACGAGCATCTTGAGATGAATTCTTAAACGTATAATGTAAAGCAACAACCCAAGCACCAAAGAACATTCTTTGCAGAATAACCAAGTGCATAGGTGAAACATCAAAAATTCGAGTTTTCATCTCGTCAACTTTCTCATTTTCACGCAGTTCATCCTTGAGGGACTCAGCAAAGATCACATCACCTTCCGGGGTTAATGGACCTTCTTGCATAACATAAGTCAACAGTGCGTTGATACACACCATTAACTCATTACAAGGGTAAACTTTACCAGTTTTCTCACAAAGAACAACAAGTGAAGCTTTCTTTAGTTTTTGATCATAAATCTTCCAGGATGTAAATGGATATCCGGCAGACTTATTAAGGACCATTTTGGGATAATCCTTAAAACCATTGATAGCTTCAACTATAGTGAGAACTTTGCGTTTAATAGGACAACGCAAATGAGAATACATGCCAACAGCGGCTTGTTCCCACATCCATTGAGGAATTTCAGTAGCTTCACAACGCTCCCATTTAGAATATGCTTTAGAGAGGGGATCTCCTTTAGCAATTTTCTTCATGGCAGCAGGGCGTCGTGCAGGTTCGTTAATTTTCCTTATGAACGGTGTTTCAATAAGTTTAGTATCTCGGATCGGCCAGTTTCCTGGTTCAATCTTCTTTACTTTACTTTGATCAACACAAGGAGGGAGGTCAACTTTACGTAAACCATCATCTTCTTTCACAGTGTAACCAACACCTTGGGCAGTATGAGCATACCCAAGAGCGGCAAGTAACTCCTGTGAAACTACAATACAATCACTAGTATCTTTATCTCCAGCGGCATGAATACCAACTAGATTTCGAGAACCAGTAATTCCAGAGTAGGACAACAATGGTTCACCACAATCACCAGCATGACCCTCTATAGGGAGAGTCAAACCAAGATTAGTGTAAAGCATGCCTTGATTGGCATCCCAATAACTAAGTAACGTGGGAGAAATGGGGGCAGTAATCTTCTCAATAATGGGACGAAGACTGGATGTGTAACGGATTTTATGGAAAGGTCCAGTGACTACAGGAATATCAGTTTCAGTGATGAAATGATGATATACATCTTTGAACTGTTGAATTGTTTTTGGCAACTCAATAAGACATATATCAGCCTGTAAATCATAAGACCAACCCATATTATCAATATGGATAGTTACACCGGGACGGTTTGGTGCTATAAACTCAGGAGTAACCCAAGTTTGTAACACAGGGAGATTATGTTGATTGATGATAACATGTCGACCACCAACAGCAAAAGCCTTTATTGTCATAGATCCATCAGGAGAGATGAACATACAACAATTATTAGCAATTCTGTAGGTAAGATCAGTCGAAGTAACATCAGCAACAGCTTGAGCAGATTTAACACTATCTTTACGGATAATGTGTCTATTAGCCCAAGCTTGTCGTCTCTTTACGACAATAGATTCTCCAGAGTATTTGCCTTGTGTGGGTTTTGGACCAACCGGAGCGGCAAGGGGTCCGGTGACTTGTTTTATTTGGAAAAGTCCGAAATACGAAGTAACAGCTTTAAATGCAACACCAAAAATGGTTAGTGCTACAGCAGCAGCTGCGAAATATTCAGCATATTTCATGGTTTTAGTCTCAATATATTGACTAGCCCATGAATAGGCTTTATCACGTAAATCGACAACTTTTCCACCAATCCAAGTAGGTCCACTAATGAAGGTCTGCCAGAAGCTCTTTTTAGAAGCTCCTTCGAGACCCATATTAGGATGATCTTCAACAATCTTATACATATCCTTGATATTTTGTTCTAGCAGGGGGGCGCCAGAATAAATCCAACTGAGACGTAACAATCGTATATAATCTTTCTGATAACCAACACTTTTGAATATGCGCATTCGGGCTAAGGGTCTTGCATCTTTCGACTTAAGAGCCTTACCAGCAGCAACAGCATAAGTGTCACAATGTACAAACATAGGCGAAATACCACTTTCGGCTTGTTCCAATTCGGTCA